GGCACTAATCGACGCAGCTATCGAGGCCCTTCTAACCGGAGGGGCGTCGCAGTATAGCATTGGCTCTCGCACAGTCACGAAGCTTGACCTAGCGGCATTGATGGCCGAGCGAAAAGCATTGCTCCATCAGGTCCATCGCGAAAGCGGATCGGGCGGTATCTCCCTTGGGCGAATCGTAGGGGGCCGTCGATGATTACCAAGCTTATCGATTCGGTAGTCTCGGCAGTTAGTCCCATCGCAGGATTGCGACGACAAGCAGCACGCAAGGCCCTTGCCAGAGCGTACCAAGGGGCCGAACCATCCCGGGTATCGAGCAACAGACACCCAAAAAACCTACCAGCCGACCAAGAGCTAATGGGGCCATTCGGGGCCGATCGTCTCAGGGCAGAGGCTAGGCGATTGGTCCGAGATAACTCTTACGCATGGGGCGTAGTGGACACAATCGTCTCTTCCGTGGTCGGTGCGGGCATCCAAGCCCAAAGCACGTTCGAGACCCCCGAAGGCGATGACATCGAGGACATCAACGACCTACGCGACAAAGCTTGGTCCGAGTGGTCCGAAGTCGCGGATATCAACGGGCGTCTGACCCTTGAAGAAATTCAGATTATCGCCCTTCGCGAAATGGTCGAAGCCGGTGAGGTTTTGATTCGCATCGTCAATCTACCGTCGACAGAATACCGGGGTATCTCTCGACCAATTCCGATGGCCCTTGAGATTATCGAAGCCGACCGGCTAGCGACCGATCGCGATACCTACACGATGGGCATAGACAGGGGCGATAGTACGCGGGTAATTCGCGGCATCAAAGTCGATGAATCCGGCAAGCCCCTTGCCTATATGATCTACGACGATCATCCGCTACAGCCTTATGCGGTGAGCCGAACGCCAAAAGAAATACCAGCCAGGGAAATCATTCATTTGTTCAGGCAGGATCGAGTCGGACAGACGCGAGGCGTGACTTGGTTCGCTCCAGCGTTGGCATCGATTCGCGACCTTGGAACGTATCTCGACAACGAGCTACAGGCCTCGGCAATTGCTTCCTGCTTTACGGCGGCGATCAAGACCGAAACGCCATTGGGTAGCCTGTCCGATCCAGATACCGGCAGTGGAATCGACAAGGCCGGCAATCGAGAGCGGTACATCGAGCCGGGCTTGATTTTCGATCTTAATCCAGGCGAATCGGTCGACATCATTAACCCAACGCGACCCAACACGAGCGCAGGCGAATGGACCAAGGTTATCTTGCGGGGAATTGCGGTAGGCACAGGGCTATCCTACGAGGTTGTAGCTCGTGATTATTCGCAGACCAGCTACAGTTCGAGCCGAACCAGCCAGCTCGAAGACCGTCGGCGGTTTCGGATCATCCAGAAATACATCATTCGGCATTTGCTACAGCCTGTCTGGGATCGCTTTTGTGACGCAGCAAGCCGAACCAGCCTCGACGGATTTCCGGGGCCTAGCGATCTATTGAGTGATCGCAGGCGGTTTACCCCTGTCGAATGGCAGACGCCGAAATGGGAATGGGTCGATCCAGGCGTTGAGCAACAGACTAGCGAATCGGGCATCAATTCATTCACGGCGACCTACAGCGAAGTCCTCGGGGCTCAGGGGCTCAACTTCCGAACGGTGTTCTACCAGCGGGCCAAGGAAAATCGATTGCTTGCCAAGCTAGGCTTGCAGACCCCGGAACAGACACAGCTAGCAATTTCGGCGGCTCAGACCCAAGGGGCGGCAGGATCACAACCAGCGACCGGCAGCGGCGAAATGATGGGGCTCTCAACCCTCCAATTCAACCGCAACCGCAAGGCCATTGCCAAGACCCTCGGCGAGCTAGCTAGCGGGGCTATTAGCGAAGCGGCGGCAAGGGTGTTCCTATCGTCGGTCGGCATGTCCGAAACAAGCGTACAAGCCCTAATCGACGACGCAAAAGACGGATCGGTTGACACGCTACCGGCTGAGGTGCAAGCATGAACAAGCAAGACCTGATCAAGCGACGCAAGGAACTCGATGCAAGACACCAAGCCAAGTCTATCGAGGGCGGTTCGATCGTTCGCCAGTTCGGGACCGTGAAGGATGGCCGGGCGGTAATCGCGACCGAAACGCCGATTGACATCTACGATCAGGATCGCGGATGGATTAAGCAAGTTTTATTGATGGATGGGGTCCGATTCCGCAACGATAAAAAGCAGTTGCCTATCGTTGACAGCCACAACGACAAGACGGTACGCAACGTCTTTGGAAGCATTCGCAATATCGTTATCGAGGGCGATGAGCTTCTAGGATTGCCCGACTTTGCAAGCGATGCAGACTCGCAGATTGTCGCAACCAGATACACCGAAGGCCACCTAAACGACTTCTCGATTGACGCCCAGATACTCGAGCGTCAATTCGTTCGAGAGGGCCAAACGTACACCACCCGACAAGGCAAGGTGATTGAGGGGCCAGCGGAAATTGTTACCGCTTGGCAACCGCATAACGCTTCGATTTGTGCAACGGGCGCAGATCCGAATTCTACTGTTAGACGGTCTTACGACCAGGAAAGGGTTGAGAGAATGGACGAAAGCCTAATGGCAACGTTGAAGGGTCTTGGGTTGCCTGAGGGCATGACCGACCCGATGCAAATCATTGTCTACCTCGCAGGCAAAGCAGCGGGGCAAGCCGGTTCTGACGCGGCTCCAATGGAGCAAGTCGAATTGATGGCCGACAAGAAGCCCGAAGAAGCTATGCGGGCCGAGCATGTCGAGCCAACCGAAGACACCGAAAAGAAAGTCGAGGCCGAAGTTGCAAGGCAACTCAAGGCAGCCGACGACCGACGAAAGACAATCGTTGCTCACTGTACGCTTGCAAAGCTTGAGCGAAGTTTTGCAGACGCACTAGTTGACGATTCATCCGTGACTATTGAAATCGCTCAAGAAAGGATTATCCGAAAGATGGCTTCTCAACCACTAGGCGGGGCCGTCGAGGGCTCCAGTTTCAGCGTGACCGAATCCGAGCATGATAAGTTCATGGCTCAGGCTTCGGCGGGTCTTGTTCAGCGATGCTGGCAAGGCCAGATCAAAAAGCAAAAGGCCCCGGACGCTCAAGGCGCGGAGCACTTCCGCAACCTTGGGCTATATCGGCTTGCTGAGGCTTGCGTCCGACGAATGGGCGTCAACCCAGAGCGACACAACAAGGGCGATGTTGTTCGCATTGCGATGGGCCACCAAGGTACGATGGATCGATTTAACATCCGTCGATCCAACGACGTTTACCATACCAGCGGATCGTTCTCGAGCCTGCTTTTGGATGCGGCTAGCAAGACCCTCACGGCGTCTTACGTCGAGGCCCCATACACTTGGGACCAATGGGTACGACAAGCTCAGTCGGTTGACGATTTCAAAAACATCAACCGAATCAGCCTTGGCGAATCGCCAAACCTTGAGGTTGTTCCCGAAGGCAAGGACTACCCAGAGGGCAAGGTTGTCGATCAGCGCAAGTCGTACAAGGTCGAGAAGTACGGCAAGGAATTTACCGTCACTTGGGAGACCGTCATCAACGACGACCTAGACGCTCTTTCCCGCATTCCAGCGATGCACGGCTCGGCGGCTCGACGCACTCAAGAAAAGGCGATCTATGACGTATTCCTGTCGAATCCGTTGATGCCCGATGGGTTTAACTTGTTCTCGGCATCGCACACATCCGGAACTAACCTTTCGGGCGGTGCAGGGGCTCCGAGCAAGACTACCTTGGACAAAGCTTTCGAGGTGATGGGCAAGCAAAAGGGCCTTAACAGCGACGTCTTCCTCGGGCTTACCCCGTCGATTCTTTTGGTGCCTTTGGCTTACGCAGGGACAGCCTTGGAGCTTGTCAATTCGACGGCTTCGGTCGAGTCCGAAAAGAATAGCGGCGTTTCGAACCTTTACGGCCGTGGCGGTGCTCGGCAGTTGCGAGTTGTCGCAAGCCCATACCTGGACGCCAACAGCGGCACCAACTGGTATGCAATCGCGGATAACAGCCTCATTGACACCGTCGAAATCAGCTTCTTGAGCGGAGAGGAATCGCCAGTCTTGGAGTCTGATTACAACATCCGAAACGATTCGTACATCTACACGGTTCGCCAATCGTTTGCAGCGGCGGTTATTGAGCATCGCGGCATCTTCGCTAACCGTGCGTAGCGTCGAATGAAATCTAGCCCCCGGGCAATTGCTTGGGGGCTTTTTGGGACGGCAACAAAATTCACAAAACAGGAACATAACAACATGGGCGACATGCGCGACTTTCAGATTTTTTACGACGACTTTAACGGGGCAGTGGCAACGCTTCCAACTTCGGCAGACCCAGCTACGGCTTGGCTTGTTGACGATACTTCGGCGGCTGGGGCTCCGACCTACTCCAAAGGAACGAGCGAAGCGACCTTGACGCTTGCATCTACAAGCGAAGTCGAGAACGTCTGCTTGCACTTCAATGATGCTTTGGACTTCGACATCGACTTGATTCAACGGCTTGAAATGCGAGTCAAGATCGGAGCAGCAACGTTCACGAGCGGTTCAATCCTTTGCTTCGGTCTCGGCTCGGCTCGAAACGATACCGCCGATAGCGTTGCAGCTAACGCTTGGTTTCGCATGGAGGGGGCAAGCAGCACAACGCTTGTTTATCTCGAAACCGACGACGGTGTGCGCGACAACGATGACATCTCTAGCGGCGTGACCCTTGGGACCACGTACAAGGAATTCGTGATCGACTTCACTGGCGGCAAGAGCGATGTCAAGTTTTACATCGACGGCCAGCGAGTCGGCGCGACAACGACCTTTGATATGAGCGGCTACTCCTCTGGATTGCAACCGCTTGTTCAGTTGCAAAAAGCGGCCAACACGAACGTCGATTCGGTTGTTGTTGACTACTTCAAGGTGGCTTGCAAGCGAGCCTAATCCGTGAGTTTGCACGATACCATTATCGAGGATGCCAAGAAGGTTTTCGCCAATTCGCAAGACTTCGCAGAATCGATCGTTTACTACAAGCGAAACGGTCGGTCGAGGAAGATCAGCGCGGTAGTTATTCGCGAAGCCCTTAGTATCCTGCCCGAAGATGGTGACGTTGTTTATCCGATGTTTGAAATTCACGTTGCTAACGACCTCACTGAGGGCATCGAAAGCAAGGAATTGAACTTAGGCGGCGATCAACTTGAATTTCCGGATCGAGTCGGACAGCCACCAAAGCGGCATTCGATCCTAAAACTACTCAGCCATGATGAAGGGATGCTAGTCCTAGAATGCCGTTAGCAGTCGTTGAGAATATCGCAGTTGTCTTGAAATCGCGTCTCGATGCGATGATCGATAACGCTACGTACTCGACGGCAATCAGCGAAGTGCAAAGACCGAATCGATTTGCCAACTTTACGCCGATTCATAATCAGATTGTTTTAACGCAAGGGCCAGCCGAGCGAGTTCCGGACCTTGACCGACCGGGCAATCCTCCTGCCAATGCGATGCGGCAGACCTTTTTGATTCATTGCCATATCATGCAAGATGAGCGCGGGACCGAAACCATCGACGAGCTACTAAACGCATTTCACGCCGACGTTATCAAGGCGGTTTGCAATGGTTCTGGCACTTGGCACACGTTCGGCGGCAATGCGATCGATGCAACTTGGGGCTCTATTCAATTCATCGCGGCAGACGGCGGAATAGACGGCCTGACGATCCCTTTGCAGATCACTTGCCGATATTCCGAAGACGACCCAACGGAGTTGCGTAACTAATGATAAACGTCACAGTCGATCAAGAATCATTGCGACAGATGCGGGCCAATTTAGGGGACTTTGGCGACCATTTGCCGAGACACCTAGCTACGGCCGTAAACAGGGCGGCTAGGTCCGTTCGGGTCGAATGCGCTCAAGCCTTGGGGCCTTTAGTGAACCTCAAGGTGAGCAGCGAGAATAAAGGCATTGTCAAGCAGTTTAGCAAGGCCAAGACGTTAAAGAAAACGATTAAGCAAAAGAACAAAGCGACCCCAGGCAATGCGGGCGTCACGATTGGACTTTGGGAAGGGCACCATTTCCCGGTCAAGTATTTCGAGGGCAAAAGCTACAGCCGAATGAAACGCGGCAAGCGTAAAAGCCTTGGGGCTCAATACAAGTCGAGCGTCGGCGGCGGCTGGACCGTGGTGCAAGATGGATTCATTGCCTCTCGTTGGCGTGGCGATATTTACAAGCCCGCAGCGGAAGGCTCTCGCAAGCTTCTCAGGGTGCTTGGAAAGCGTCCGGGCGATTTCTTCCGAGAGGGCAATATCGGGGAGATTGCAGGGGCTAAAGCACGCGAACGGCTACCTATTGAAATCAATCGTAGGCTACGCGAAATCACACTGGCAGCGAGCGGCAAAATCAAACTCAGGGCATCAAGGGAGCTAGGTCAATGACACTATTAAAACGCAAGCGGGTACTGGCAGCGAAGATCGAGACGACCCCAGGCACAGCCGAAGCATTGACGGCAGCGGAAGCCTCCTTCAATTGCTACGAGATTGCTATCCAGCACGAAATTGAAACCGAAGCCCGAGAGGGACAAGGATCGTTCGGTATGCGGGCATCGACCCCAGGCGGGTACAAGGGCAAAGTGACGTTCAAGCATGATGCATCATGGGACGGGACAGCGACCGAACCATCTTGGGCCGATACGTTTCTTCCGGCTTGCGGGTGGGTCAAATCCGGGCAAATATTTACCCCTCGCACAGAGGCCCCAGGGGTCAACGTCAAGACCATGACGATTG